TGATAATTCCGCATCTCTCCGACCTGTGTCTGCGTGTAGACCTTGCCGACGATCACTCGACAAAATGAGCGAGTGATCCCATCAAGAGGGCCGGTGTACAGATAGTGGTTCAGTCCAGCTTCTTCGGCTGCGATCGCGGTGAGCTCGCGTCCGTAACTGGTGATCCTTGTTCTCGCCTCTGTGATCTGACGACCCTCCGCTGATCGGAGAGCAGCATCGAGCCCGCTGATAATATCAGAGGGTTCCATAGTAAAAGCGGCGCTTGAGAGCGCGTCTCTGACCGATCGCTGAACATCGGGCAAAATGACATCATCGTAAATCCCCGAGATTGTCTGGTCAGCTAGGGCTTGGCCGACGCCTCCGATTTCGGAGACCGAGAAGCCATCTTCAGACGCTAGGAGGAGCTCCTCGACATTCGCGAGGGTCTCTCTCTCCGCGTCAGTGATCTGCATGATGGATGAGGCGAGGCCGTTATCTAGGATCCAAGCGTTCATCTCACCGCGGCGCATACGGCGGAGCTCGTCGAGTCCTCCGCGCTGCGCTGCTGCCTTCACTGCGTCCACGATTTCAGCCTTGCTTCTTCGGAGCGCTCGACGGAGATACCTATCGAGCTTCGCCTCAAGCTGTAGTTGAGCTTTAGACGCGCGGAGCACCTGAAGCAATCGAGCGTCCGTGGCCCGCTTAATCTGGCGGGTCAAGTCGTCGATCGCCTTCGCGTCCGCGTCCTCTGCAAGGTGAATGTGTGAAGAACAGTGAAGACAGCGCATAACTATCTCTTAGGTGAGGCAGTTATAAAGGAGACGACCGCGATCGCCGTCGACCTTCTTAAAGAGCTGGACATGCTCGCCCCAAACATGGCGACGAACGAGGTCGAGGGAGTCGTACTGCCCAGCCTGGAGCCCCTTGTACATCATGTTGAGCGCCGCGACTGGCATCGCCTTAACGCCGCCGCTCTTCTGTGCGACAGCGTCGGAGCCGCGCATGATATAGAGGCCGATGGTCTCACCGTCCCAGATATTCGCTTCGCTTGAGCTTGCGCCAGGGATCGCGGTCTCACGTCGAGCGCTACCCACGAAGACGTTCGGGATGTTGAGGACGCTTCGGAGGACCTCGATCACTGCCTCATTGGCGAGGCTTCGATTTCCGCTTGCGATCCCGACGCCCGCAGTAGCATCCCCAACACTCACAAAGGAGCGGATCTCTCGGGTACGAGCGAGAGCGCGGAAGACATCATAGCCAAGGACCATCGTATCAGCGACGATCCCATGATTCGCAGCGCGGAGCGTGTCGAGCTGCTGATGAATAAACGAGAGCGGCTCGGCGCCGGCCGCATCAAACGCGGTTGACGTTCCAGCCACGTCGACGTTGTTTGTGAACTCTGTCTGCGAGAAGAGAAGATCAGCACAGCGCTTCTCTTGAGCGAGGAGAAGAGCGCGGCGAACCTTGCGAGCGCTTCGCTCTTCCTCGGAGCCTGGATACTGCGAGTCCTCGATATCCTCCATCGCGATGGAGTCCTCGAACGAGTGGATCTCCGCCTTGAAGGTGAGGCTTGAGCGATTGAAGGAGGAGAGACTCTGTCGGCTTGCGCCTGGCGCGCGGCGAGAGTCAGCCTCTGGAGCACCCATGAAAGAGCGGGTCTCCTCGACGAGAAGGGTGCCGCTGCGCTCTGGAACGTCGACCTGCTCCATCACGCGGCCAGCGATGAGCTGGCTATCGCTTGGGATCGCCTCGGCGACGATGTTGGTCAAGATCTGATCGACTGGATGGAGATTGCTATAGCTAGGGCGTGCCATTTAAAGGGCCTCCTTAAGCGAACTTGCTGGCGCCGGTGAAGATCACTTCGATCTCATCACCGTCGGCGTATGCAGTAACGTTCTGGTTGTAGATAACGCGCGCGACCGCGTACTCGGTGCCTGCACCATCCGCCCAAGGGATGAGGCGAGCGGTTCCCGTCTCGACCATGAGGAGAGAGTCGGTCCCTGCCTCGATCGCGTCGCCTGCGAGAGCCTTGGTGCGACCGAAGATCACGACCTCAACAGCGTCGCCAGTGGAGGCGCTGCGCTGTGCAATCCCGTCGGCCTGCTCTCCGGTGGTTCCGTCAGCGAGTGCAGCTTTGCCGTCGCCATTGATGACAACAGCCTGAAGAGCGGTGATCGCTTCAGCGGCGATCAGAGTGATAACATCAGAGTTTGAAAGACGGCTCATGCTTAGCCCTCCATAGCAGCGAGGAAGAACTCGCGGTCAGTTGTTCGGATCGTGTTAAGAGCCTCGGAGAAGCTGATAGACTTCTCCGCTGCAAGCTGCTTCGCGCGGTCAGCGAGGGTCTCGCGGTTGATCTGCTCACCGCTGGCGCCGTGACCGACCTCACGGAGAGAGACGACGGAGCCCGCCTTGCGCTCGTTGAACATCGCCCAAAATGCGTCGTCGCCGCTTTGCGCCTGGTCCCAGGCCTTCTCTGCGAGTGCGACCTCGGCGGGGGAGATCCGACCGGAGCGGACGAGCTCGTCAACGGCGCCCTTGCGCTTCACGCTCTGGTTCTCTTCACGGAGAGCGGTGAGCTGCTCACGGAGAGTCGAGACCTCGGCGAGGAGGAGTGCGGAGCTCTCGTTCATCGAGTAGCTCTTCTTCTCCATCATCTTCTCTTTGTCCTCATCCTCGGCGAGGTTTTTCTTGTCCTCGTCCTCGGTCATCTCTTTCTTGTCCTCATCCTCGGCGAGATTCTTCTCGTCTTCGGTGAGGTTCTTCTCCATCTCGGCGACCATCGCCATCTTCTGAAGCAAGAGATCGACAAGATCCTCATGCTCCATCTTCAGTAGGTTCTCACGGGTCTCCATGAGGTTTGCCTCCTCTGTGAGTAAAACACGATCAACCGAGCTCGCTGTTTGCTGCGGTCGGGGGGTAAGAGTGACGGCGAGAAGTTGAGCGCCTCCGGTTGGAGCTCCGCTTTCTCTCGCGTAGACTTCGCCCATGACAAACTCCGGAGACGACCAGAGTGAGCCTTGAGCTTCAGCGACTGTTTTTAGTCCGCGCTCGTTGTAAGCGGGGATCGCGATCAAGCACTGACCATCTTCGGAGAGGCGGAGGTCGACGATCTCGCCGAGCGCTCCTCCCGTCTCTGGGGTGTTTGATCCGTATGAGGGAGAGCTTTGGTGATTCCAGTCGATGATGACTGGGTCGCTCTCTTTGCGTGCCTGGTAGACGCGAACGATCTCCGCGAGCATTGAAGGCGTGACTTCGGCGATTGTCTCACCGCTCATCCGAGAGGCGACGGTTCCCGCGCGGAGCGTGACGAATGGTCGCCCAAGTTGCTGACCATCTTCGACGACGACGGTGAGGCCGTCGAGGTCGATCTCCTCCGCTTCGGAGAAGGTGAAGGCTCTCTCGGTTAAGCTCTGATTGTCCGCTGCGTTCATCTGTCCGACTACCTTTCTCGCCCAAGCGAAGCCCGCGTCTCCGCCCCAACCGTTCCAGGCTTGCCAGCCTTTGCCTTGCTCGTCCCAAGTCGCGCCCTTCTTGTCGACCTCATGGCGCGTGAAGTAGTTGAGCATTCGACGAACGGTCTCCGGAGAGAGCTCGACGCCGTTCTTGAGATCGCGAGCTCGCGCGATGCCAACCGCTGTCATCCCTCGCTGTGACTCTGGTTTCTCCGCGCGTACCTCCAAGGCGCGCGCCGCTGCTTCTTGAGCACCCTTTGGAGGCGTGAAGTCGATATGGGCGTATTTCTGGGGGAGCTCCGCCAGCTTCTCGCTCGTCTCTTTCGCCCTGTGTTGAGGATGCTCTTTAGGGAGAAGGTCGAGGTCGGTGTCATAAGCCTCTTTTCGCTGTCCAGTCCCGACCAGTTTCAAGAAGGCTTTGACGCGCGCGAGCGCCCACTGATCACGAGAGGTGACCGATGGACGGTGAGAGGTCGAGAAGGCTCCAGCTCCGCGCCTGTAAACAGCCTTGAGCATCCCAAGATCAACACGACGACCAGCCGCCTCGTGCTTCTCGTTGTGCTCGTCTCGGAGATTCTCGAGCGCCTTCTCGGTTCGATCCGAGACCTCGATAGAGCCGCGCGTCCCTGAAGCGGAGCCCTTAGGATTCTTCTTCGATCCGGTCCGCTGGTCTCTCTTCGGCGCTGGGGTCTTGGGGTCATCTTTGCGACGCTCCGCGAGACGCTTGGCTTTCCGCTTGAAGCTCATTTTATCCCCCTCTTCATCGCTCGATAACGCTCACTAAGAGCGGTCGCTCCTCCACCGAGACCAGCGGAGACGCGGTCGAAATAGGAGCGCGCCGCTTCTTCTGGGAGCTCACCCGCGCCGATCCGCTCTCTGATCGCGCGCTCTAGATCGTCCTCTGGAGTGAGCAGACCGAACTGGACCAGCGGAGCGAGAGCGGCGAGGCTCTCCGCGAGCTCGTCAGCGTCGAGACCAGAGTGGACGAGTCGAGGAAGCTGGGAGGGTGAGCAGTCTCCATAGTTCCATTTCAGAAGGCGACCGATTGTCCCGCCGCCTCTTCGATCCATCCCGCCGACGGAAGAGGAGATCATGTCGCAGAGATTGAGCGCGGAGCGACGGAATACGGAAAGGTGAACTTCGCCGACGCTTCTCGATCCCGTGTCAGTGGTTCCGAGATTCATGAAGCTCGCGAGGAAGGCCATCGAGAGCTGATGATCGCACTCTTTAATGGTGGCGAGTGCGTGACTTGAGTCGAGCTTTTGCTCGCCGAAGGTCTGAAAGCTCACTACCGGATTGTCGACGAGGAAGCTCTGCTCTTGTGCGATATACGCTTGAGCTTGCGCCGCCGCGCGGTCGATCATCTCGTCGATATCGGTGTCAGTCAGACCAGCCGCTTCAGCCGCCGACCGATCAACAGCGACGCGAGGAGTAGCGACAGCCCAGCGTTCCATACCAACGCCGAGAAGGTTCGCGGTTCGCTGTTTGAATCGCCACCACCACCACGCGGGACGAAGAAGGCCGCGTCCCTCGAAGTTTGATCCGGTGCGGTTCAGGGTGAGGAGGAGCAGCTTGCTCGCTGGGATCGGCTCCGGTGGGAGAGTGTTCCCTCGGAGCTGCTGACAGACCGCTTC